TGATGGTGATATTTCGGATATCCACATTTTATCCATTAAGTTTTCACTACCAACTCTTTTATTTATTAATGTTATTTGAGTTTTATAAATACCATTGTTATAGCCCGCTTCTCTTAACAATCTTTCGGCATCAATAAAGTATTCTTTTGGAAGTTGATATTTTTGAAAAATTGTTCCATTTGGTATTAAAAAGTAATCATTAATATTTTCTGTTGATAGTTGTATGTATCTAACCAATTCTCCATTTGTTTGTGGTAATTGATTGTCATTTGAATCATACACAATAAATTCAATAGCATCATTTTGACTAAAGCCAAAAAATGATTGCAAATCTCCCAATTCAAAGATAGCTCTATCCTTTTGCTCTATCAGATATCCCTTATTTTGTATTACACTTTTTATTGATTGTAATGCCATATTAATTTATTTATGAACTACCTCTAAACTTGTTTAAATATATTGAAAAAGAAACCTCTGAACTAGAACCTGCGCTTGATTTGATTTTTAATGAACTTCTATATTCTCTATCTCCAGTTGTACCAACACTACCTTTAGGTTTTTGGTCTCTAATCCAACCAATATTTTCTTTCAATGCAACATTTTTAGTTTCTCCTGCTTTTAAATTTACAGAGCCAGGAACATTGATAATAGGGTCTCCTGATATTGTAAACGTTACTGTAGTATCTTTATCGGTAGTAAAGTTCGTAAGTTCTAGAGTAGGTCCATTAATCCATTCTTCAGTATTTTTATTAGCTCTAGCTCTATAAGCTATATCACCAACATCTTTATCTTTAACTTCAATTATTTTTGCTGAGAAGTCTTCTCCTACTTTAGCACCTTCTGCTAGTTTACCTTGCTTACCATATAACTGCTCTCTTAAAGCACCCAATTCTTGCTCTAATGCTTGATTTCTTGCAAACAAAGAAACTCTTTGTATAGATTCTGCGATTGCTTTTTGTATTGCATTTTGTAAATCAATTATTGTTGTTGAAACTTTATTTGTTGATTGAGCAGCTAGGTTATCTGCATTTGCTACTAAAAGCTCTTTGCCATCAATTTCCACTCGTAAACTTTGAGATACAATTTCTAATTCAGTTACTTTAGCTCTCAAATCTAAAATTATATCAGTTTGTTCTGCTATTGTAATATCTCTTAATCTAATATCTTCAAGTGCTGCATCATATATTACTTTTAATACAGTTTCTGGAAGTTCCGGTTCTTCTACTGGTAATAGTTCAAAAATTGTAGTATCAATTGATTTAATCAATTCATCTACATTGTATTTTGGTTTTACTAACTTTCCGTAAACTACACCATCCCTTTGTTCCTTCTCTTTAAACTCATAAACCCCAGAATCATTTCTTGTAGGCAAAGCAAGAGAACCACTAATTTCAATAGAGTTCACTAATGATTCATTTTTAAGTCCGGTTCTTACCATTTTTATTTTTTAACTACTTCAAATACCAATTCATCATCATAATAATCTGAGCTACCATTTTCATCAATTCTAAATTCTATTTTATAAACCCTATTGGCTTGCCAATTTGAAAGATTAAGGTTTATATAATTACCCTCAGAATCACAACTAATTTTTGAATATTCACTAAATGGAACTATTATATCATCAGATGCAAAATCTTTAATTTGATAATATGATGTTTCTGGTAAGTATTTTGATGTATTATATGCAAACGAATTAGTAAAGGTTTTAAGAGGATATAATTCTCTAGCAAATAATCTTAGTTTTATCTTAGAATTTACTTTATATCCTTTTTTTAAATTTAATATTCCTATTTTTTTGTCCGTTGTAGTTAATGGAAGTAAACTTCCTGTTGTGAATGTTTGGTCTTTATAGCCAATTCTTATTTTTGGTTGATATATTGTATGAGTTTCTTTACTAAAAAATTTAACCATACCATAATCTTTGGTATCATTTTCAAAAGAATCTGAGTACTTTAAAAGTAAACCATCGTTTGGAGTAGAACCACTCATCCAGCTTTTAAGCATCTCTTTAACATCCATCTCAACATCTGCTGTTTGATAATTGAATGATTGTGATGCTGCATTTGCTAACCACCAAGTTCCACCCTGTCCATTATTTGGATTAGCATCAGTACCAGCTGCTAATGTATTTTCTAACCAATCTAATTTGGTATCTCCTTCTCTATAATTCCATGTTATACCTTTGGTTGATATATTATCAAACCTAGTACCAATTCCCATTTCCCAACTTCCAGAAACTTTGTATGAATATAAAGTATATTCTAATGGTATTTCTTCACTCTTTGTTTCTTTTAATAACAAAGTTGCTTCATCCATACCTAATGTAGAGTTCGTTAAAGATGATGATAAAAATCCAACATCAAATTTAATAAAAGCACGAGAAATATCTTTTATGTTTCCATAATAAACTTTACTTACTTCCAATACTTCATCTAAACCTGTATTTTGGTTTGGTTGTTGGAGATATACCGTTGCATCTTTTGATGCTGTTAAAAAATAATATGCCATTATCTTGCTCTACCTTTAATGTCCGTGTCAGGATATTTCACCTCAAAAACCGATGGGTCTAAAGATGGATAAACTATCTTATTTTTAGTTGCCGCATCTATATTATAAGAATTGACAGAATAAATACCACCACATTTATTTATAACTTTTAACATTGGAACAGATTGTACTCCTTCTACGTTAGCTATAAGTAATTCTACCTCACTTAAATTTATAGTTTGATTAAATCCCCAGTTATCAATATTAAAATAATCTTTTAAATCAGTAATACATTTAGCTAAAACTTCATTTTTATTATAATTTGAAAAACATATAATTTCAAATTCCAATCCTATGTTAATTATAAATCCATCATTTAAATTTAAGCCATCTGTCAAAACTCTATATTCATTAAAATAGGTTTTTAAATTTTCTTTGATTCCTCTATTAAGTACGCTTAAATGTCCATTTGAATTATATCCTAATAAGTAAAGGTTTATAGCAAATGGATTATTTTTTTCATTTTCGTTTGAAGTTTTTCCAACTAAAAATTGTTGTATTTCAGATTTTACTGTTCCTGCTGTCGGTTCTTCACTATCTGGTTTATTTACAAAACTCATTACCAAATCAGTAAATTCTTGTAATGCATTTGGGGATGCTAATATTGATGATGGTGAATTATTATCTAATGTACCATCTGCTACAGCGTATGCTTTTGCAACACCACCAAATTTGGCTGGCATTGATAAAGCTCTAACCTGATAATCTTTCGCCGTTACTGCTCTATTTTGAGAACCAAAGTTTGCTAAAGCATTTTGTCTTATTTCTTGTATTGTTTCACCATCCCTACCACCAATAGCTGGAATTTCGTTATCAACAGCAACTGATGTTTTTATTCTAGCATAAGCTGTTCTTTCGCTATTTGTATATTGAGATAAATCTTCCTCAAATTCAATTCCATCAATTTGTGTTAGTTCTCCTTGTGCAACGTTTGAACCCACACCGCCACCAACAAAGTATCTAACAGTTATAGTTGTATTTGATGGAGAAGTTCCGTAAGTTTTTGTTTTTAAGAAATTAGTTGGGTCAAAAGATTCTTCTAATCTATTAATTGAATTTGGTAATCCCAACCCTACATTTTTAAGATTTGGAATTAATAATTCATCAGATGCTGTTGGGTCTCCTGCTCCAAATTGTATAGTAGTTGAACTATCAGAATTTATTTTAGTCACAAATCTTCTTGAAGTTTTTATTGTTTTTAAGATATAAGGAACGGTTGATTTAAATTGATATAAATCGGGATCATTAGAAGGAGAATTTGGTTCTTGAACAAATACCATTTCTTGTGCCAAATAAGGAACTTCATACCACTTATTTCCATCAGAATCTCTTACATCATATATTTCTATTATGTTTGTTTCTGTCAACTTTATTGATTCAAAAGCTTTATAGTTTCCAAATGTAAAAGTTTGTGTTTGCTCGGTAGCAGAAATAGCATCTACATATTTTTTAAATAAATAAAATGTAGGGTCTCCAGTTGTTACATTTCTTTGATATATAGTTGTTTCTCTTTCTGTTTCATCAGAAAAATCTACAACATCTGTTGTCCTAAATAAAATACCATTTGTTTTTGATTTTATTCTAAGTCCTGCTTTTATTTTTAAGAAATATTTTTCATCTGGTTTATTATCTATTCCTGTTCCAATTGCAGGAACAAGTTGATATACTGAAATTTTTGTTACCGCAGGTGCCGTAACTTTTGGTTTGTATCCCAAAAATTGCGCCAAAGCTAAAACATTTTTTTTATCTTCAGCATATGGTAATAAAGATTCTTTTAGTGTATCATCTACATAATAAGAAAGAACATCACCTATATATGATGCCATTTCAATAAACATCATACCAGGAGATGTTTCATTAAAATCGTTATATGTTTTAGGAAAATAGTTTTTAGCAAATTCAATTAAATTACCTCTGTATGAAGTAAAATCTTTATTGAGATACTTAATATCTTTTCCTGTGTTTTTAAAATTTTTATTTATACTTTTTAATGACATCTTTTATTAATTAAACAGTAAATGTTAAAGTTTCAAGATTAGGATTATCTCTTAATCTGAATTTTATAGAAACATCAACTCTATTACTATCCTTTAATTCATTGGATTGCTGAATATCTATTGAATCTATTGAAACATATGGTAACCAATTGTTTATTGAATCGTTTATAGTTTGCTCTATTCTATCCGGTAAATCTTCTGTATTTTGTTCAAAAAGAAGTTCTTGCAAACCACTACCTAAATTTGGTTGCATTATTCTTTCATATTTTTTAGTAAGTAACAAACTTTTTATGTTTGTTCTTAATTGCTCTGTTGTTGTGTACGATTGATTAAAAGCGGAATTTCCTATTTGTAATGGCAATGTAATACCAATAGCATAATCATTATACTCTTTGGTATCCAATACTCTTTTTTTACCTAATAGGATTGCCATTATTTTTTAAATCTTTTAACAAGCTCAGAATAATCTCTATTTAGAGCTTTATCTAATTCAGCTACACCTGTTTGAACACCCAATCCAGTTTTTTGAGGTCCACCACCGGCAAATTCACCATAACCCATTTTTTCAGCTACTGCTGTTCTACCTACGATTGAACCCATATCACCTTGTCCAAAACTCATTGTTCTATAGCCACCATCATTTGATACTGCGGCTCTAGTTTCATTTAGGATTTGGTTAATCATTGGGTTTTTAGTGTAAGTTTTTGTTTCAGCTACTTTAGGTTCATCATCACCTAAAATAGCTTTAGCCATACTTAATCCAGTACTTTTAGGTTGTTTTTGTTCAGCCAATACTTTCTTCATTTCAGACCTTACAGCTTCTTTAATAAGAGTAGGAAGTTGTTGTTTAAGTTCCTCTTTAACTAAGATTTGAATGGCTTGTATTAATTTGTCAGTATTCATACGTCCGTATTTGTTATGTTTATAAATATTTAATTCGTTTATTTTTGGGATTTATACATTTTTTTGAGATTGTACTGCTGCTTTTCCAGTTTCATTCAATCTCCATAATGCTATTGTATTGGTATCTACGTGGTTTTTTTGAATACTTCTTTGTGTAAAGTCACTAACCCAATTCCACCCTGTCCATACCTGAATATGACCATATGGTTTATTATTTGTATAACCCATAACAATTATATCTCCAATTTGCCATTCTGCTGGATTTCCTATATAAGATTTGGAAAAATCCGGACTACCATTTGCCGCTTTAGGAACTGCTATCCTTTTTTTATCCTCATAATAAGCTTTTCCGCCAATTGATTTTGCAAAAGATGATGTACCCCCACCAGTAGACGGATTTTTGAATGAAAACCAATCAGCATTTCCACTAATTTGTCCCAACCCCTTTACACCAGTTAAAGCAGCTACTACCGCTTGTGTACCTTGTGGACATAATCCATGAACACCTTTTATATAACCACTTTTTAAGTTTTCATATTTTACTTTAGGGTTTTTACCAAGAGTTTTAGCCCATTGTCCAGCTTTTTGTAATAATTCATCTAAATTCTTATATCCAGATTTTATATTTTCGGCTGGTTCTAATTTTACAATACCTTGGTCAATTAAAATTTGATTTAATTTTTCTGCTTTTATCTGATTTACCTGACTTGCTGCATTTGAAGATTCTTCTTCCGAATTTGAGTCTTTAAATTCAGTAGGGTTTGATGCTTGATATCTTTTATATTCTATTGCAATTGCATCTATTTTATTTACATTTGGATTTATGATATCTTGTACTTCTGGGTCATTAGGGTCTAAATCCGTTTTACTCCAATCTATCTTGTCGTATAACTCTTGTGTTGGTGTTCGTGTTGGTGCAGCTGGTGGTACTGTATAACCTGTCCAATTTAAAACTCCGGGTGCTGGAGTTGGTGTTGGTATTGTGGGGTATAAGGATACCGTATTTACTATTCCGCTAACTGTTGTTAGGTGTTGCGTTGCGTATTGAATAAAATCATCTATTATTAAAGATGTATTTTTTGTAGGGCTTATTATTGACATACTAATTAGATTTATTCATAAATTGATACGTGCATTGGGTCATTGTTTTTTAACCAAGTTAACCCCTCATTTTGAAAAATTTTTGCAACTTCTAAAAATCCCAAATCAAACTCATTAAAATCCCTAACTTTTGTTCTACCAGAATATATACCATCTGCCGCAAATTTATAACCAAAAGGATATATATCTGTATTCATATCAATTGCCAATCCCCAGCTATGATTTGATAAGCGTGTTCCATCTGTTACATTTCTAAGAGCTAGTCCGCCTCCACAATTTTTAATATATTTTTCAAATCCTTTTTGTTTGATTTTTGCAAAAGCAGGTTCTACAACCGATTTTAATTGTTTGTGAACTAAAACTGTGGAGCTTCCGCTAGCAGTTGGTACTGTTATTTTAGCACAATTTTGTTGAAGATATTTTGGATTTACCTTAAACCAAACCCTAACACCTTTACCACCTGTTTTTTGTAAATATTCGTTTATTTGAGCTGAAGTTGTTAATTGAGAAGTTAAAGGAAACTTTTTAGTTCCACTTTTATACCAAGGTTGTTTGGATGTAGTTGGAATATCTACTTCAAAATTTCCATATTCTCCAATTGCAGGCCATATTCCATTTGCAACCGCATCAAATAATTTTTTATCTCCTCTTACAGGATCTATTTTTCTTTTTGGTGTATCATCCGTAGTAACATCCGATGTGCCCGCATCAACCCCTTGTTCTAATCCTACTTCTTTTTTATACTGAATTACACTTTGCTGTATTTGTGTTGGTGTTGGTAATCTATCATCATAAACAACGATTGTTGTTTTAAAAATTTCATCAAAAGTTTTTTGACTTTCCTTATATTTTTCCAAATCATCTTTAACATTAGGAGGCGGGTCTTGCTGTGGTGCTGCTAAAACCTGTTGTGGTGGAGTCCATGTTCCAACATTAATAACAACATTTGATGTTACTGCAATATTTGAAACAGCTCCAACTGCTGGTATAAATGGGATTGGTACTTCATTTAATACTGCTCCGGTCCAATATGCCTGAACTGCTTTCCCCAATTCTCCAACTAAATCATAAGGTTGTTTTGATGTTTGTCCTTTTAATAAAGCTGCATAAACAAGCTCCTCCATTAACTTAGTATTACCTTGCTTTACTTTTACAAAATTAACTGTATCGTATCCTCTTTTTATTGCAGCATCGTATTCAGTAGTCCAAAGTTTTGCCACTCTTTGTAAGTCAGGCAAAGTATTTGGATTGTTTGCGTATTTTAATATATTAGCTTTAAATAATGCCCAAGACATACTTTATTTATTTGTAATATTACTTATATTTGGTATTGATGATTGTGCTTGTGATACTACCGATTGTGCCGTAGATTGTGCTTGTGATACTACCGATTGTGCCGTAGATTGTGCTTGTGATATAGCTGATTGTGCTAATCCTTGTGCCTGAGAAATTGCACCGGTAAGTGCTGATGCATCCAACTTTGGTATGTTTGGTACTTTTGGAATTTCAGGTACTTTTATACTTTTGATTTTAGCTAGTTTATCTTTGTTAGAAAACAATTTTGGTTTTTTAAGTTTTTTTGGTTTGAATTGCTTAACTTTAGGTAACTTTGGTAACTTAAATCCTTTAATAGCAGAAATTGCTCCAGTTACTGCACCGGCTGCTGCAGCTTGTGCGGCTGCTGCCTGTGCTGCAGCTTGTGCGGCTGCACCGGCCTGCCCTGCTAAAGCACCAGCTTGTCCTACTAAAGCACCAGCCTGCCCTGCTAAAGCACCGGCTTGTCCCACTAAAGCACCAGCCTGCCCTGCTAAAGCACCAACTTGTCCAGTTAATTGAGAACTTACTTGCTGAACTAATTGTTGTCCCTGAGAAGCTGCTTGTTGTGCTTGAGATGCTAATTGTTGCGTTTGTTGATTTTGCTGTTGAATCGTATTTTGTAAATCAGCTTGGGTAGTTGGTATAATAGTTGTTTTTGGCATTATGCAGTTTGATTTAATTTACTTAGTATATCGTTTAGTTTTGATTTAATATTTCCAAACTGAGAAATATTTGTAGGTCCTTCTGCCGTTGGGCCGGATGGTGTTAAAAATATTTGTTGTGTTATCGCATCAATTAATTCAGATAATATATTTACCAATTGAGTACCTTTTACTAATGGCTCTAATTGGTCATTTCCTAAAAATATAGAACCTTTTCCAGTATAAAAAACAACATCTCTATCATTAGTTACAAAGTTAATATTATCACCAACAGTAACATCCATACCAAGTTTATTATCTATTGATAATCCACCATCAGAAATAAATCCATAATTCTTTTTAGAAAAGAACATCATTTCTGCATTTTTGGAAGAAAGAATTATTCTTCCAGAATTTATCAATATCTGGTCACCAATTAATTTAGTTGGATAATCTGAAAAAGATGCTGGTTTTGTTTCAAAATCAGTTGAACCTTTATCAGATAAAGTTCCAGGTGTAAATGGAAGTTCAAATTGTTCAGATGTCATAGCTATAATACTACCATCTCTATTAAAATCTTCTTCTACACTTTGTTTTTCATCATATTTGTCTGTAAGACTAATTCCGCTTTCTCTATTTCTTATAATTAAAGATGGTGCATACTTATTTTCTGGATTATTATATCCCGATAATCTTATGGTGTTTCCAAATCTACCTTCAATTAACAAATCTCCTTCATATAGTTTTAAATTGTGAAGATATTTTTTTGGTTGATAATATTTACCAAAACCATTTGTTTTACTTTGAGTATTAGTTGCATTTGGAGTATTTGTTGCGGAAACAGTATTATATCCATCCGCACTATTTTGTAGTTGATTTTCTTTTGCAAATTCCGATGATATTGCATTCTCTTCTGCTACAAGAGATGGGTTATATCCAACACCAATTTTTCTATAATAATAATGTCCACTTTGTATTTTTATAATTTCTACTATTTCATTTCTAACTGGTAAATTTTTTATATTTTTATCAAAAGGAAATGCTATCGGTAAGTCAATATCAGATGTTACTGACATTTCTCTTGTTCTAAATCGTATTGCTCCAATATAAGATGCATATACTTCTTTTTGTTTAGCATATTCATTAGTTTCATCTAAAATTACTTCATAAACGAAACCCAATTTAGAATCAAATGGTGCGGTATTTCTTTGCGAAACAGAATTATTAGTACCTACTCTTCCTGAAAATAATGCCATTTTACTTTATTGATTTTTTTAATTCATCCAATTCAAATTCCAAATCATCCACTCTTTCTACTTCTTGCTTAGTTTCTTCTAATTCTCTAAGAAGTTGATTCTTTTCAAATTCAGTAAGGAATCCATCCTGTCCTTCAGTTTTCTTTTCTGCTGCTACAATCTTTTGTACAATTGATGCCAATTTTACTAATTGGTCATCATTCTTTACCGAACTATCAATTAAACCTTGCAATATTGGACCTACCGATGCAACATCGCCTGCATGTTTAATCATTTTCTTTAATTCTTCTATTAAAGAGCTTATTTTTTGTTTTTTAGAAACCTGATTATTGTAAATGTCCTCAAATAGAGAACTCAGATTCTTTCCTTTGAAAATTTCAAAATCTGTTGACATACTTTTATTATTTAATGTACGTCTATAAATATGTATAATGAAAAAAGTGGGTTTATTGTTCTACCACCTCAATTTTTATCTTTGGCTGATAATCTTTAGGTAGTTTATTTGTAATACCCTTAAATTCTTTAATTTTATTCTTAAAAATAGTAATTTGCAATATTCTATCAGTAAGATTCATTACAGTCTGCGATGATGTTGACATTTCGGCTGTATCTCTTTTCATATTCAATTGCGGTCTTTTTGGAAAGAACTCTTTTCTCATAGCTGCTGCTATTTCTTTCCAATCTTCAACTTTATCAACTGATTTTTCAGCTGATATTTTTCTCATTTTA